GACTGAGGAAGAGAATTAATCTAAAAGGATAGTCTCCGACCTCACTCCAGTGAGATATTTGAGACCCCTTATTTGAGGACCAAAAGTCCTTGAGTAAGGGGTTTTTTTGTTTCTTTATTCGCAAATGCGTAGGGACGGTTCATGGCGATAGATGAAGGAATTCAAGGAATAGATGATCAAGAACTCCAAGAGAGGGGCGAAGCGGCTCGTCGATATGGCGAAGAGGACCCCGATATTTATGTTGATTTTGCTCACAGTTGTATCAAGGAAAGCGAAGACGCCAACATTGGGGTCAGAAACCTCTGGGATCAGTGCTATAGAGCCTACCGAGCCCAGATTGATTATTCCGAGAAAGAGGATTGGCAGGCCAAGATGACTACCGGTGATATGACGGCTACTGTCAAGCAGGGTGTAGCCGTCATCCGCAAGGCGCTCAGGCAACCGGACTGGTATTCCATTGAGGGAGTGGGTGAGGAAGATAAACCGATTGCCTCTTTTTTCCGGGACGCATTGAAGATCTGGCTAAATCCCCAACATGCAAGGCTCGATACTGCATTCTCTGATTGCTCCGAACTCGGTTTTGCGATAGGTCAATCCCATGAGATGATTCCGAGGTGGGTTCCTGGTAAGGGATTGGTTTTTTCTCTCGTACCACCCTGGCAGATCTATCGTGACCCGGATGCGACACCCCGGGAGCCATGGTCCGGAGATTACTGGGAGCATGTGGAGTGGCTCGATTTATGGAAGGTAAAAAGCCTTGGCGGGCGATATGTGAGGCTGGATGAGGTTACGGCTAATGAAGCGGCATGGGGCAAGGAAACTGCGGAGAAACGGGCTCGCAGAAAAGGTCAGTATTACCAAAGGACTTCGTTTAGACATACCGTGAGGTTGATTGAGCATTGGGGAGTGGTTTTGGATAAGCAGGGAGATCTGCTTCTTGACAATGCCAGGGTTACCATAGCTGGAGATGTTTTGATCAGAAACCCGGAAACAAACCCCTTCGTAACAATGAGATGGCCCGGAGTATCTTTTTCTCCCCTTCCAGACCTATTTACGTTTGAGGGACATGGCGTTATTGAGACCTCCCTTCTCCTATGGCTCAATACCTGCAACCTGATGAGCCTACATATCGACGATTTATCGTGGCGGGTCAATAAGTTACGTGAGTTGAACCGAATGGACCTGGAAGACCCCACAGACATAGCAATGCATCCTGGAAAACTGGTTCTAAAAAATCCGAACGCACCTGCGGGTCAACAGGTGGTCAAGGAGGTCTACACGAGTCCGTCAACTACCGAGACCCTTGCTACGCTTCAACACTGGGACCAGCGCCGGGAAAATTCCTCATTTGTGAACCAATTCGTTGCGGGTCAACGTGGAACACGGACTCAGATCACCAAAGGTGAAGTGGACCTGAAGACCAGCCAGAGTATGACCATCTTCGACTCAATAGGGGAAGATATCGAGGAGGGGGCCATTAACGTGATCAGGGCTGCCCTTGAAGTGTTGATCCTGAATTGGTCCGAATACTCTAATCCCACCGTCAGTAGGGTAATGACCAATAACCCTGCTGCCGCTGCGTTCGCTGCAATGCCAATAGAAGAAAAGAGAGAAATGTTGCGCGCGAATTGTGACATTAAAATTTCAGGAATTAGCGCACAGATCAAAAATAGTGAACTCATCCCGCGCCTTCAGTGGATGATGGGAAAGGCCGAACAGTCGGCATTTTCAAAATATTTTAAGCCCTTCAAACTACTTAAGAAATCAGTCAATGCACTCGGTTTTTATGAGCCTGATTTTATTGTCACGGATGATCAGGCAGAAGCCATTGACCTCGTTGAAGAAACCCTAAAGAAAGTTGAGGAGGCGGCGGGAACGGCTGAGGGTGGGAATGGGGGGGCTGGTCCGGGAGTAGTTGCTACTCCAGAAACGGCTCCACCTGGAAATGAACCTATGATCGAAGGAGGGGCAACATGATCCAGGAATATTTATCGGATGTTTTTAATACATGGGATACGACCGGACATGCCGAGGTACAGAAAACAGTCCTGGGTTCGAGTTCACAGAGGGTGCGGCTTGGTGAAATTATCGGGTTCGAGTACATCATCGGAAACGCAACCGAAGATATTACGATGACTTTCAACCTGTATGACCACCACGGCGTGCTTGTTCATACGAAGGCTGCCATACCAAAAGGTGCGACAGCCGTGGAGCGAATGAAATATGTCACCACCGGAACAAATATCCCTTTATTTGGAGAGGGTTTTAAGATCGGTTTCGATCCGTCCGGAGATTCTGGAGATGTGCCAATAACGGGGCGCGTCCGCATCTACTACGAGACTTGAGGTAAAAACATGATCCAAGAATATCTGTCTGATCTCTTTAATACTTGGACTGGGACTGCGCATGGAGAAGTTTTAAAGACTGTTGTGGGGTCTGGTTCACAGAGAATCCGCTTCGGGGAAATTATCGCATTGGAGTATATCATAGGAAATGCGAGTAATCCAATCACAATGACCTTCAATCTTTATGATCATCATGGTGTCCTTGTCCACAGCAAGGCCACCATAGCGAGAAATGGGACAACTATAGAGAGATTGAAGTATGTCGCCACCCCGACAACAACCATCCCTATTTTTGGGGAAGGATTCCAGGTTGGGTTCGATCCGTCCGGAGATTCAGGGGCGGTGAAGATCACGGGCCGAGTGCGTATATATTACGAATCTTAGACTGGAGACATCAGTGGAAATTTACAAAGTTACCAATAAGATCAACGGAAAAGCGTATATCGGAAAAACCTCTAAAGGTTTAGAAAGAAGAATGGCCGAACATCTGAAAAGTGCATCACACGGAAGTCAGCATGTGTTTCATAAAGCCATCAGAAAATATGGAAGTCAATCTTTTGAATGGTTCATTGTGGATATCGCTGATTCACTGGATATACTTAATGAAAAAGAGATTTATTGGATAAGTTATTTTAATACCAAAATCCCAAACGGGTACAACATAACGGATGGTGGAGATGGCGGCCCAATCATGAAGGGAAATGACAATCCATCTAAACGTCCAGCAGTAAGAAAAAAGCTTTCTGAAGCCTCAAGGGGACGTACTTGTTCTAAAGAAACAGTACTAAAAATAAGTCAATCTTTAAAGGGGCATTCCTATTCTATAGGCGAAAAGAATGGCATGTATGGCAAACATCATTCACAAGGAACGAAAAAGAAGATGAGTAAAGATCGTAAAGGGAAACCCAAGTCTGAGGCAACAAGAAAAAAGATTGGCGAATCTATTAAAGGGAAAAAAAGACCAGATTTAGTTGAATATAACAGAAACAGAAAGTTGAGACCCGTTCCAATGCCGAATCCGGGTTTATTAGGCGAGATATGCCGAGCGTGAGCGTTGCACAAAGAAAATTAATGGGTCTTGCTCTTCATTACCCAGAGAAGGTGAAAAAAAAGAACCAATCTATTTTAAAGATGAGCGGAATCGCACTCAGAAAATTCGCATCAACCCCGGAAACGGGATTGCCATACAAAAAAAAGAAGGAAAGGAGATCGCGATGAAAACAATGAAGAAAACGGGAGTACCCACTCCACCCCTTGGAATGGGAGGCATGGGGGGTCCGCCCATGATGAGACCTCCGGTGACCAGACCGACGGCACCTACCAGCCGCCCTCCGTTGATGAAGATGAAGGGCGCCCCCCTTTCACGTTTCTCACCGGGACCTAAGAAGGCTAAGAAAAAGGGGAAGAAGGGGAAGAAGATTCCCAGCCTGATGATTTAACTTGCAACTGAGTGCAAGCGAAGGAGGAATACCATGGCAAAAACCTATATTGAAAAAATGGAAGAAGCCGCAGGGATTAGTCCAGCAGGAGCTTCGACTCGGATGCCTTATGGCAAGGGAGAAAGTATTCCCCAGGGTGGCGTTGCTCGTCCCTGGACTGGTCCGCGCCCGTGGAAAGATCGATTAATTCCAAGGGCTAAAGGGGGGCCTGTCTCTCCTGGAAGATCCCTTATGAAAATGAAGGGTAGCGCATTGGCGGGGTTTATGCCGGAAGCCAAGAAATTGAAGAAGGGGAAGAAGAGGGGAAAATAGATGGCCCAAAAGAAGTCTCAAAAGCCCCGAAAAGTGAAATTGTCCAGGAAACAACTGGCGATTGGCATAGAACTCTTAAGGAGAGCAGATGCTAACGAGAAGAAGGGATGCAAATGATGGATAGCATAACGGGTGGAATGGCAGTCGATATCAGGACTGGAAGGCCAAGAGATCGCGGTCCTACCGAGAAAGAAAAACTGATGGAGGGCCAGCTTGAATCCGAAATGTCTACCGCATTGGAGGCGGAACAAAAGCTCCGGACGAAAAGCGGTAAGTTTTTTGTCGCATTGATCGAGAAGGCGGTCCAAAAAAGGATAGAGGAATTGGTAAATCACGATCCCGAAGCAATCACACTTTTGGGAATGCTTGATAAACTTGGACGAGACATCCAGGTAGGGCAAGCCGCGGCACAGAGGTTGACCCGGATGAGATTGGGAAGGCAGGCAAAGGAAATACCAAACTTAGGATGAATCGCGGGGCGTAGCCCCGCTACCATATAGGGAAAAAAATCCCTTTCGCGAAGGGATTCCCAAAATAAAGAAAAGGCCACCGTGCGCACGGCATGAGTGGCTTTTTCTTTTTGGGTTTCATACGAAACACTCACACCGGCCCCAAAGGGACTCCCGGTTGAGAATACAAGGAAGGCTCCAGCCCCTTAAAGGGATTCCTGGAGAGGGTGAAAACGATGGGAAAGCAATTGACGGCAAAAGATTTGAATCTGGACGACGAGTACGAGGAAGAAGTGGATCTCGAGACTGGCAAGGGCCCCGGTGAGGATTCGTCCGAAGCCAAGTTTAAGGGAAGTCCCGAACACGGAGAAATAGGCGCAGAAGCGGTTGAAAAGCAAGTGGAAGAGTCAAAGGCAAGGCAGAAAAGAGCTGAGGAGGACAGAGCGGCAGAAGAATTAGAGAAGGTCGAAGGCAAGAAAGAGGGCGAAGAAGAGGCC